AGCACTTACTGGCGTTACAGGCGGCGGTAGAACAAAGAGAACGCACCCGCTGGTTGATGGTGGCAGCACAGGCACGGATTGAAGCCGAAAAAGCCAATATTTACGCTGGAAACCGAACCGATAGAGCAATGCGATGATGTTCCCTAAAACAAAGTATCTGCGGGATAAAAAGCGTTTAGAAGCCTGCCGAACATTACCCTGCCAGCACTGTGGGGCAGAGGATGGGACAGTAGTTGCGGCACACTCAAACGCTGGAGAACACGGCAAGGGACGCGGAATCAAGGCTAGCGATGAGTTTGTGGCCGCGCTTTGCTTTATTTGCCATGCAAACCTAGACCAAGGCAAAATGAGCAAGGACGAAAAATCACAAATGTGGCATAATGCCCACGTTAAAACCATAGAAATGTTGGACAAATGACTAATCCCGCAGACAAGGTAGAACGCTGGAGCATTGACAAACTGATTCCTTACGCCCGTAATGCCAGGACACATTCGGACGAGCAGATAGGCCAGATTGCGGCAAGCATTAAGGAATGGGGCTGGACTACGCCGATTCTGGTAGATGAGACGGGCGGCATCATTGCAGGTCATGGGCGCACACTTGCTGCACAGCGCCTCAAGATGACCGAAGTTCCTGTAATGGTAGCCAAAGGATGGTCCGAGGCTAAAAAACGAGCTTACGTCATTGCCGACAACAAGCTGGCGCTAAATGCAGGGTGGGACAATGAAATGCTAGCGTTAGAGTTAGCCGAGATTGGTGAATTAGGCTTTAATATAGATTTAATTGGATTTACTGCTGGAGAAATTACTGGATTAACTTTCAAGGAAAAAGATTTATATCCTGATTCAAGCACAAAAGAAATTGACCCGGATGATTACAACATGGGACATCAATGCCCTAAATGTGGATTTGAGTTTGATGATGATAAATAAGCCAGATTGCGCCTGGAACCTGACTGACTTGGCAGCCGTGCCAAAAAACGGATTGAAGGTAATGAGTATTTTTGCCTGTGGAGGAGGCTCAAGCATGGGCTACAAACGCGCTGGATGCGAGGTTATTGCTGCCAACGACATTGACCCTGAGATGGCTTGGCACTACAAGCTGAACATCAATCCAAAACACTATTTCCTTTGTCCCATTGGTGAATTGATGGAAAAGGAATTGCCAGAAGAACTTTACAACTTAGACATTCTTGACGGCTCTCCACCTTGTTCAACATTTAGCATGGCCGGTAGCAGAGAAAAAGCCTGGGGTAAAAACAAGCACTTTCGAGAAGGCCAAGCAAAGCAAGTTTTATCTGACTTGTTTTTTGACTATCTTGACTTGGTAGGAAAGCTCAAGCCAAAGGTAGCTATTGCTGAGAACGTCAAGGGAATGCTGATTGGCAACGCCAAAGGCTATACAAAGATGGTAATGGCACGATTTAAGGAGCTAGGCTATCGGCCACAGTTGTTCTTGTTAAATAGTGCTGATTGTGGTGTTCCACAAAGGCGTGAACGGGTTTTCTTTGTTGCCGTTCGTGATGATGTTGACGTTCCACTTTTACAACTTGCACCTAAACATCGATGGATTAGTGCTGGAGAAGCAACAGAAGATTTACAGATTTTAACTGCAGATGAAATAAAAGAAACTAAACCAGCAGAAACAGATATTAAATTTTGGCCAGGGACTAAACCCGGTAATAGTTATGCTGATGAATGGTTAAGGTTAAAAGGGAAGCCATCAGGTTTTAATATAATAAGATTAAACAAAAAAATACCAGCATCAACAATTACTGCAACAGATTGCAGTAGACACTGGGATCAATGCCGAAAATTGTCCTACCGCGAATGGAAACGCCTTGGAAGTTTCCCAGATGACTATCAAGCCAAATCAGACAAAATCGGCAAATACATGATTGGCATGAGTGTTCCCCCTAAAATGACAGAACAGGTTGCCCGTGCGGTAATTGACCAGTGGCTTTTGCCAAAGGGGGAATAATGTCCAAGATTGAAAAACCCGTTCTAAAAAAGCAGGATGCTAGAAAATTCAATGGTGGCGCACGTGAAAACGCAGGTCGTCCAGCATTTGAGCCAACGGATGCTGAGCGTAAACAAGTAGAAGCACTAAGCGGTTACGGATTACCAATTGACCAAATCGGCGCACTTGTAAGAAACGGAATTAGCGTTGATACCCTGAGAGCGCACTTCAGTTCAGAGTTAATCAGCGGCAAGTCAAAGGCAAACGCACAGGTAGGGAAAACCCTATTCCAAAAGGTAATGGCAGGAGACACGACTGCGGCAATCTGGTGGAGCAAGACCCAGATGCGTTGGGCAGAAACCCAAAAGCATGAGCATACCGGCGCAGATGGCGCACCGCTGGAATTCACCAAGATTGAGCGCGTGATAGTCAAGCATGGCTAAAACCCTGCAACTTCAAACCCCAGAGTGGGCGCTGCCCCTGCTGGAAGGCAGTCGCTACAAAGGCGCATGGGGTGGGCGAGGTTCAGGCAAAAGCCACATGTTTGCCGAGTTAATGATTGAGGCGCACATCATTGACCAAAAGCGCAGAAGCGTTTGCGTCCGTGAGATTCAGAAATCATTGAACCAGTCCGTCAAGCGGCTGCTGGAGACCAAGATTGAAGGCATGAATGCTGGCGCTTACTTTGAAGTCCAGGATGCCGTTATTAAGTCCAAGAAGGGCGATGGGGCGATTATTTTCCAAGGTATGCAGAATCACACCGCCGACAGCATTAAATCGCTGGAAGGCTATGACTGCGCCTGGGTGGAGGAAGCCCAAAGCCTAAGTCAGACCAGCCTTGACTTACTGCGGCCAACAATCCGCAAGCCTGATTCTGAATTGTGGTTCACGTGGAACCCCCGCCAGAACAGCGACCCCGTAGATTTTCTGCTGCGTGGGCCAGAGCCGCCAACCGATGCCATAGTTATCAAGGTCAACTTTGGCGACAATCCTTGGTTTCCTGACGTACTCAAAGAGGAAATGGAGTACGACAAACGGCGCGACCCTGACAAATACCAGCACGTTTGGATGGGACAATACCTGAGAAACAGCAACAGCAGAGTATTCCGCAACTGGAAAATTGACGAGTTTGAAGCGCCAACAGAGGCTATCCACCGACTCGGAGCCGATTGGGGATTCGCAGTAGACCCGACAGTATTGGTGCGCTGCCACATAATCGGGCGAACGCTTTACATTGACTATGAGGCGTATATGGTGGGCTGCGAGATTGTCAACACTCCAGAACTATTCATGCAAGTGCCGGAGGCTGAGAAATGGCCCATCGTGGCCGATTCAGCCAGGCCGGAGACCATATCGCACATGAAGCGCAACGGTTTCCCTAAGATAATGACAGCGGTCAAAGGGCCAAAGTCGGTAGAGGAAGGCATCGAGTTTCTCAAGAATTACGACATCGTGGTACATCCTCGATGTACACACACTATTGACGAACTGAGCCTTTACAGTTATAAATCAGACCCATTGACAGGGCGAATCCTTCCGCACCTTGAGGACAAAAAGAATCATGTGATTGATGCCTTGAGATATGCCTGCGAGGGTATCAGGCGGTCAGCGGTTACGAAACCGGCTACATTTACGCCATTGCCGAACGTCAAACGCTGGTAATTTAAGGACAAATATGGCACGAATACCCAATGACCAACGCCTTGCTAATCTGCACGCTGATGCACTGCGGCAGTTTAACGACATCCAAACCGCACTGCGCGATGAGCGTTTACAGTGCCTGCAAGACCGGCGTTTTTACTCTTTATGTGGCGCTCAGTGGGAAGGCCCACTTTATGACCAGTATGAAAACAAGCCCAAGTTTGAGGTCAATAAGATCATGCTGGCGGTCATTCGTATCGTCAACGAATACCGAAATAACCGAATTACAGTCGATTATGTAAGCAAGGACGGGTCAGAGAACGACAAGTTGGCCGAGGTTTGTGATGGGCTTTACCGCGCAGATGAGCAAGCCTCAGTTGCTGACGAAGCCTACGACAATGCTTTTGAAGAGGCAGTAGGCGGCGGCATTGGAGCCTGGAGGTTACGGACAGTCTATGAGGACGAAGAGGACGACGAGAACGATCAGCAGCGCATTCGGTTTGAGCCAATCTATGATGCTGACAGCAGTGTTTTCTTTGACCTGAATGCCAAGCGCCAGGATAAATCGGACGCCAAATACTGCTTTGTGGTCACCAGTATGACCCGCGACAGCTACAAGGAAATCTATAACGATGACCCGACAGACTGGCCTAAGATCATCCACCAGTACGAATTTGATTGGGCAACACCCGATATTGTCTTTGTTGCTGAATACTACAAGATAGAGGAAAAGTCCGAAACCATCCGCATATTTCAGGCCATTGACGGAACCGAGGAACGCTACACCGCTACCGACTTTGAGAACGACGAGACCTTAGAGGAAACCCTAATAGCTATCGGCACAAGGGAAGTCAGGCAGAAACGGGTTAAGCGGATGAAGGTTCGCAAGTACATCATGAGTGGCGGCAAAGTGCTGGAGGACGCAGGCTATATTGCTGGCAAGTGCATCCCCATCGTTGTTGTCTACGGCAAACGGTGGTTTGTGGACAACATCGAGCGATGCATGGGTGCAGTGCGTCTAGCCAAGGATGCGCAGCGACTCAAGAATATGCAACTGAGCAAGCTGGGCGAAATAAGCGCACTGTCCAGCATTGAAAAGCCCATCATGACCCCTGAACAGGTTGCAGGGCATCAAGTGATGTGGGCAGAGGATAACCTACGGGATTACCCTTATTTGCTGATTAACCCTGTCACTGGGCCGGACGGTAACACTCAAATCTCTGGGCCTGTCGCCTACACCCGCAGCGCAGCAATCCCTCCGGCAATGGCTGCACTTTTGCAGATTACCGAGCAGGATATGCAGGACATTCTTGGCAACCCGCAAGGCGCAGACAAGATCGTGTCCGGCGTATCCGGCAAAGCGGTAGAGATGATTCAGACCCGTGTGGATATGCAGACATTCATTTACATGAGCAATTTTGCCAAGGGAATGAAACGCTGCGGGGAAATCTGGTTGAGCATGGCAAAGGAAATCTACACCGAGGACAAGCGCCGAATGAAAACCATTGCGCCCACTGGTGAGGCTGGCATGGTTGAGTTAATGCAGCCAATGATTGACCAGGACACGGGCGAGATCAAAATGGCAAACGACTTGAGCGATGCCACCTTTGACGTAGTGGCAGAAGTTGGCCCGTCATCCAGTAGCAAGCGTGCAGCTACGGTCAGGGCTTTGACTGGAATGCTTCAGATCACTCAAGACCCTGAAACACAGCAGGTTCTAACCGCAATGGCAATGATGAACATGGAAGGCGAGGGCGTAGGCGATGCCAATGCTTATTTCCGCAAGAAGTTACTGCGGATGGGCGTTGTCAAGCCTACCGATGACGAGGCCAAAACACTCATGGAAGAAATGCAAGGCCAGCCGCAAGACCCGAATGCTTTGTATCTGCAAGCCGCAGCCGAGGAAGCCACCGCTAAAGCATCCCAGGCTAGAGCCAGCACGGTCAAGACCGTAGCAGACGCAGAGTTAAGCCGAGCTAAAACGGTAGAGACTTTGAGCAACGTGGACATGGATTCGCAAGACCATGCGCTAAAACTAGCCGAACAAATCGGCGGTGTTGTTCAGCAACAAACGGCATCCACCCAGCCGTTCTAATGGGTGAGTTTGATGGGGTTAAAGATGAATGATGAAATCGAGTTAGAGGAAAACGTAGAAATCAACGAAATCGTTGACGAGGAAGAGATTGAAGAGGAAGAGGTAGTTGTCAGCATTGGCGAGGAAGCACCACCGCCTGAAGAGCATACCCAAGCGCCTGAATGGGTGCGCGAGTTGCGTAAGACGAACAGAGAACTGCAACGCCAAAACCGTGAACTGCAAGGAAAGCTGCAAGCCGCACCACCTGAGACCAAGCCAGTGGTGATAGGAAATAAGCCCAAGCTGGAAGATTACGACTATGACGCTGATAAGTACGAAGAGGCGCTGACAAGCTGGTTTGACCGGAAACGGCAGGCCGATGAGTTAAATGCTAGGCAAGAGGCTGAAGTCGTAAACCAGCAAAAGGCATGGCAGTCCAGGCTGGACGGGTACGGCAAGGCAAAGGCCGAGTTAAGGGTAAAAGACTTTGAAGATGCTGAAGAGGCATTTCAGCAAGTTTCCTCAATTACCCAGCAAGGCGTAGTCCTGCAAGGCGCGGATAATCCTGCCCTGGTTATATATGCCCTTGGCAAAAACCCGAAAAAGGCCAAGGAATTGTGCGATATTAAAGACCCCGTGAAGTTTGCCTTTGCGGTTGCCAAACTGGAGAAAGAATTGAAAGTCACTAACCGCAAGCAAGCACCAGCCCCTGAGCGCGTAGTTACCGGCACAGGCCGATCATCTGGCGCAGTGGACTCAACACTAGAACGGCTACGGGAGGAAGCAGCCCGAACCGGCAATATGTCAAAAGTGGTTGCATACAAGCGCCAAAAAAAGGCATAATGCGCAAAACGGGTATCGCTAGCCCTAATTAGCAGTTGAATGGCCCCCGCCAGCCCATTGGTGAGTAGAGAAACCTGGCAGCAATGCCGAAATTTTTTATTCAACCAATGGAGTTTTTATGAGCAATTCATTCAGTAAGGAAGAGCGCGTAGCCTTTGAGGACATCCTCGAAGGCTTTAACGATGCGCTCGTTTTGTCCCGCAACGTGTCCATCTACAACACAGATGGCTCGATGATGGAGCGAACCAACAACGTTATTTATCGTCCCCAACC